CGGGGGCAAGGCGATTCGCCGCGAAATGGGCGTTTGCTAGTTGGCTCTGCGGCCTTCTGCAAGGCGCGGTCGCCGTGCTGCTGTGGATGCTGTGGATTGGGGGTGGCGCGTGATGCACAGACTCAATGAAGAAGAAGTGCTAGGAATGATTCTTGGGTTTGTGTTTGTGGTTTATACTGTAGTGTTGCTAGGGATTGGGTACTTTATTGGTTGGTTAACTTGGGGATAGACATGAGTGACAATAACTGTACCGATGAACTGCAAAAAGATCTAAAAGGCGGCTTGAGTTTCTACAAGGAATACATGTTCGCGGAGTTCTTGAAACAATACGCTCAGTTACTGGATGATCGCATTCGCAATTCCCAAATGGCGAATGAAGCAAATACAAACAACCAACTATTCAGAGAGGGTAAGCTATAATGGAAACACCAGCACAGCTGTGTGCCTTGTTGCAAAATGCACTGGATACACATCCTTTGTCAACAAGTCATAATGGATATACTTCCAAAGAACTCTATAAAAAGTCTTTGGATATGATTAAACGCTTGGAAGCGGAAAGATGGACCTTGAATGCCGAGCTTATCGGTATCCACAAGAACAACGACAAAGAACAGAAAGGATATGAGTTTCATGTCTAGCGTAATCTCTTCCAAGAGATGCCCCAAGTGTGCCGCCTCTGGCAACGACACAAGCGGCGACAACCTAAAGGTGTATGACGATGGTCATGCATATTGCTTTGCCTGTCAATTCTACATCCCAGGAAACAAACAACCAATGACACAAGAAGAAGAAACAACACCAGTCTACAGCAACGAGAAGTTCAGGACTGGTTCAATTGAATCTCTGCCCCATCGTCGCCTTAGCGAGGAGACGGCAAAGCATTACAACTATCTGACGGGAGTCAATGGCTCTGAGATCGAAACATTCTACAAGGATGGACAGATCCAGGCCCAGCATATCCGATACGAGGGCAAGAAGTTCGCGTGGATAGGTGACACCAGCAATCTAAGCCTGTATGGCCAGCATCTCTTTAGTGCTGGCGGCAAGCGTCTCCTTATTACCGAGGGAGCCATCGACTGCCTGACCATGTCTCAGGTGTTCGGTAACAAGTATCCAGTCGTGTCTGTGCCCAACGGAGTGTCATCTGCGGTACGGGCAATCAAGGACAACTACGAGTTTGTGTCGTCCTTTGAGACAATCGTTCTGTGCTTCGACATGGACGACCCAGGTCAGAAGGCCGTGCGTGATGTGGCTGAGATCCTTCCCCCTGGAAAGGTCAAGATCATGTCCCTGCCTCGCAAGGATCCCAACGAGATGCTTGTCAATGCGGAGCAGACCCAGCTTATCCAGGCTTACTGGAACGCAAAGTCGTACAGTCCAGACTCCATTCTCCATGTCAGCGAGGTGCTGTCTTCCGAGGTTAAGGAGGATGCACTGGAGGTCTTTGAGTATCCATGGGATTCGTTGACCACGTTCATGATCGGCCAGGACAAGCGGCGGTTGAACCTATGGACATCCGCGACTGGCCATGGCAAGTCCACTATCATCAGAGAACTTGTGTGCGACCACCTCAACAACGGTCGTGCGGTCGGTGCCGTGTTCCTAGAAGAGTCTCCAGAACAAACCGTGGACGACCTCATCTCCCTCAAGCTCGGCAAGCCAGTATCAAAGATCAAGGCACAGCGTGTCCTCAATGAACTCCGTTCAAAGAAAAACAAGCCGTTGATTGACGAGGTGTCGGATACCCTGACCGAGGAAGAGTACAACCAGGCCAAGGCAGAGATCTCCTCAAAGCCACTGTATCTATATGACCACATCGGCAATGCAAACATCAACAACATCATCAATCGTCTTGAGTACATGGCAATGGGACTTGATTGTCAGGTCATCTTCCTTGACCACATCACTCTGCTTGGCAACATGCTGTTGTCCAGTGGTTCCGATTTCGGTAATGACGAGCGCCTTGTTCTTGACTCGGTGATGAAGAAGCTGCGAGAGATCATCGAACGAACGGAC